GTCAGCATTTGACGAAAAACCTGTTGACGTTGGTATTCCTAATAAAAAACTCGAAACAATTCTGTGGCCAACTTGTATTTTAAGACTACATTCAGAACTTAAAAATTGATATTGGTTGTGAGCGTCCGATAATTGGACCGGTGTAATCTCTGCCTGAGCCTCTTTATTATCGTTAAAAGCAAGTATAAAACGGCCCGCGTTGCTGCTCCCGCTGAACTTATCGGCTATTTTATTTTCTATTAATTGTCTTTCCTGCTCGTTTGGTGTTCCGTTGTTGAAATTTATAAGCATACTAGGGCTTAAACCTGAGCGTATATTGTTAATGTGATAATTCGAAACCTCTTCTTCAAGTTCACAATATTGCAAACAACCTTGATAATCTACGGGTGAATAGTAGTAAAAGCCTGACTTATAAGGTTTTACATACATAATTTCAATTTCATCATTTGAAGTTCCAAAAGCCGGAATCCTTAAAGGAGTATCTGATTTTTTAATATTTGGCCAATCTGCAAAATAATAATAAGCCTCAATTTCTCCATCTTTATTGGCCCTTTCAGCCCTAAGTGTTTCAATAGGAAAATGTTCAACTTTTGCAATTCTTTTACGTCCTTTTGTATAAACTATTTGAATGGCACATTGTCCCATTAATTTTAAGTCGTAACACAATTTTCTAACATCGTTCTTTTTAAATAAAGAAACCATTTGAGCATACTCGTTTGGTCTTCTAGCTGAATCCGTAGCATTTAAACCTTTTCCGTAAATAGCCTGAGAAATTCCCGTAATAGCCGCATTGTTTGTTGGGCTTCCGTTAAATCTATCAATAATAAATTGGAAATAATTATTGTCAGCCCCATAGGAAATATAGTCCTCTCCTTTAACCTCTAGTATTTCAGGGCTTGTATAGGTGCTTAAATTAACAAATCCAAACTCAGAAGCTTTACTAGCCTTTTTAAACTGTCCCTTACTATTTCTTGGTTTCTCTATTTTCATCGTACTTTGTATTGATTTTTAGAACCGTTGTATGTGACATAAACGGGTGGGGTATCTATAAAAAACTTAGGGTCGTATTCATTATTGAACCCTGCGTAAGCTACATATTTCCCCTTATTTAATTGATAATAATCGTTGTTAGCTTGATTTATTGTTTGGTTTGTACAGAAAATCCAATCCTTATAAATATCTGTTATTTGTTTTGTATCATCATTCCAAAGGTTAGTGTCTAATTGCCAAAGGTTGAAATTTTGATTCCATACATCGTCATCTAAAAAAATACTTAAATCAAAAAAATGATTTTCAACTAAAATAGGCGCAAAGAAATTAGTGAACTGCAAATAATTTCCAACCCGTGTTGCTCCATTAATAAAATACTCTTGAATTACGTTTGTTGTATCGTCTCTAAACGCTACCGTAAAATCTACCGAGTAATCTCTAGGAATTACTTTTAAAATTTGAGATGCCTGAGTGTTAAGTATAATCATTACAAATATAACGCAAAAAAAGAACCGATTTGTAAAATGAATATGCAAAAAAAAAAGCACCCATATTTGGATGCTTTTTTATTTAAAAGAATACATTGCTTTTTAAGCAGGTACTCCGTCAGGTGTTGGGTCAATTTGTAAAGCCGAACCTGTTACCGCTGCTGCTAAGAAATAAGGTGCTTTTTCTTCCATTCCCTCGAACGTCATTGTGAAGCCACTTAAATCTCCTGCTGCTGCTCCGGTAACTACTGTACCCGCAGTTAATTCCATACCATTTTCAAGGCCCAAAAGGAAGCTATTTCCGTAGTAATCCTCAACTACGGCATAAGGTCTAGATACTGCTAATAATTGCAATTCGTCCTGCGTTGCAGCATCTAAAAATGTTAATGTTAAATTTAATGTTTGCGTGTAAAATGTCGTTCCATTCTCGCGCGAAGAGGTAACAGTCGTTTCAAGAGACGAAGCCCCTTTAATATCGTACTCAAACCAAACCGGTGCAGGTGAAGCGTCAACGATTGTTGCTTTATAATTAGCATCAATTGTTACGGAAGCAATAGTTCCATAATTTGCAAAGTAAACCCTCTTAATCCCTCCAAAGGCACTTTTACACGGAATCTTTCGTCCCGTAGTTAATAAACAAGCCATAATTTTTATTTTTTTTTAGTTAAACTATTGATTTTCAATAGATTGAATAAAAAAAGGGTAAGTAGATAAACCACCTACCCTATTTTTAATATTAATTTAATTCTAAACGTAAGAAACTAGGTCAGATGCTACTCCAAATTGAACCGCACTTGTAAATCTCATAACCATTCTTACATTATTTGATGCATCTAAATCGCTCATATCCAAAACTTTAACAACATTTGTGTCATTTAACAAGCCGCAGCCGAAATAAAGATTCGAACGTTGTGCAGCATACATTTTATCGTCAGATAATCCCTGACCAACAAATATTTTTACCCCTGAAACTGTAAGGCTGCCGTTATTCCACCATTGCGTACCCATAGCGTTTGTACCTGAACCCCCAAGCCCGTTTGCAACAAATCCACCCAATGCTTGAACGTATAATTTCGCTGCTTTGCTTCCGATATAAATAAACAAATCTTCTTTACCATAAAGTTGTGCAGGAATTGCCGTTACAACGTCAGATAATTTTTCAATAATATTTGCAGCCGTTAAAGCTACACCACCACCAATTGCTTGTGCTGCCGGAACATCTCCCGCTGCTACTGCCGCTGCGATTAATTTCTCAAAACCATCAAAAGAATTGTTTGTAGCTGCTGCTACATCCCCTCTCCAAATATTAAATTCAGTATTTTGAGCAACTTCTGAAGCTACGTGAGCAATCATAAAGTCTGAAAATTTAGGTGGTAAAGATTGTCCTAACCCATAACCCATAGATTGACTTTCCCAATCGTTGACAAAATCATATTTACAAAGTTGTAAATTTACTTGTAACTCACGGGGCTGAATTATACGCTCTGTAAGTGTTACAGAACTGTTTGGGTTAAAATCACAACTTGCGTCTGAAACTAAATTCCCTGTTGCTAATTTTTTAATCACTTCTTTAAAAGAAATGTTTGCTTTTACTGTTAAACCACCGTCATCAATTGTAGATGCAGATAATAAAGCAGCGGCGATATACTCACCTGCAAATTCTCCGGCATACGAAGTTGTGATATTCGTATTTGTCGCTAATTTTACATTTTTTAAATTACTCATTTTATTTGTTTTTTACTATTTATATTATTAATTACTATGCCTCTGAAGCCCAAATTCCTTGTCCACCTACAATGTAGTATTCAGTTAAACTAACTGCTCTTAATTCAACCCAATCACCTAATTTAGATGTTGCTTTTGTATTAATTAAGTCTTTACCTAATGCACCTGAAGAATGAAAAACTGCTGCTGCTTGTGTCATTCCACCTACAATTTTATTTGAATCGTCAGGTGAGATTACAACATCATTTGCTGCATCTGCTCCTGTGTTTCTAAAAAATATTGACATTCCTATATTCCCTGTTGTAATTTTTGGAATCCCAATTGTTAAACCATCTACTGCAACGTTATGGTCGTTTCCAATATCTCCCTGTGAAATATCTCCTGTTACTGTGTAATAAGACTGTGATACTTGATTTCTTTCTGTATCGTTAGATACGTAATTAAATGTACTCATAATTTCTCTTTTTTTTTATTTGTTTAGTTTTGATAATACTCTGTCCATAGTAGTTTGTCCCATTTTATTATTTTTAAATTGGACCTGCTTCTTTTGTACTGATTCCGATTCCGGGTTTGCCTTAATTGACTTTTTAGCCGGCTCTAAATCTTCTTTAGAAAATTCTTCTTTTACGGTTCTAGATTTAAGAACGTTTTGCTCTTCTACTTTTTCCGGAATTTCAGTCATTTTAGATTCCTTATCACCTTTTAAATCGGCAATTGCGTCTTCTAGGTTTTGGATTCTTTTCTCCATTCCTTTCCAATCTGCAACATCTGCTTCGCCATCTTCTGCCATTTCTTTTTCTTCTTCTTCTTTTGGCGGGTGGTCCCCCTCGTAGTCTTCAACCTCTAAGTCTGAAGTGATTTCTTCACCCTCTTCAGATTCTTTAGCCGGTGCTTCGTCTGCAACTTCGCGAACGTCTGCAATTATACCCTCTTCAGAAACAACCAATAAACGGCCATCTTCTAGAATATATTCGCCTACGGGCATTGCTACTTTTTCGTCATCGGTAACGATAAATAATTCGCTATCCTTTTCAAATGTTTCAGCACTAACTACTGTACCATTTTCCAACTTCATTTCTTCAAGTTTTACCTGAATGTTTAAAAGTTCTTTAATTTGATTTAATTTACTTTTCATAATTATTAATATAACGGTTTTAAAATTCGATTTTGTATTTTCAGTCTGTTCTGCTTATAACTCCTATGCCCTGCGCCCTCATAGAGCCATCACAACACTTAATTGAATACGTGTTGGTATCCCAACATAGGCAAGCCCTACCGCTGCCCGTAGGTGATGTTCTACTAGCTATAAAATTCTCGTCTTTATTATTGTTATTTTGTGCCATTTAATCTTCGTGTGTTAAAATGTCTACAATTTTATTTATAGTTTCTTCTTCAGATAAATCTTCTTGGATAGTTTCTTTTTTCTCCATTTTATCGGCAAAATATCCCTCAATAGAAAAACCGAGGACCTTTTTTGTCTTCACATAATTCTCCCAAATTTCATCGTTTTCAACGTGAACGGCCCCCATCCAAGTACCCACAGGTACGTTTAATCCGTACTTTCTAGACTTGTCGTGTACCTCGTCTTCTACTAGCCAACTTTCTACTAGGGTTAAACCCTTTAAAGCTTTTTCGTGTTCTATTGTAGATTGGGATTGATAACCATTTTTAAGATATAATTGAGACGCTTTAGCAACTGTGTTTTTGCTAAAAAAAATATAATATTCATCTTCACCGTCTGCTGAGGCCCTATAAATTGGTTTGTTAGGAATTAATAAAGCCCCCATTAATAAACGCTTTTCTGTTGAAACCTCAGCAAATTTAACTTCGTGTTTTTTTAAAGCAACAAAATTGCTCTCAATGGCCGGTGATTCTACAATACTTATAGCTTCTATTCCGTTTTCGTCTTGGTCTTCGTCTAAAACTAGTTCAATTATTTGCATATTATTATAACGTGTTTAAAAGTTAATTTTGTATTTGTTAATTTATTTAACCTATTGAGGCATCGGAAATTGTATTTCTAGTTAATTCCTGAGAAGTTGTTACGTCTCCGGAAACAACAAATGCCTGTATTGGTGCCTGTGTTTGGCCCCCTATTGCATCGCCAAGTTGATTTACACCGCTAGACCCTACCGTATTAAATTCAGGTGGCGCAGGTGGCGTTGGTTCTACTGTTGGAACAGAAGCCCCTGCTGCCGGGTTTGTTGCATTTCCCCCGCCTGAACTTGGATTTGTTGCCATAATAGATTTTACAGATTTAAAACCAATCGCAGCGGTTGTAGCAATATTTACAAGTTTCATAGCAAAACCAAAAGGAGTTGCAGTTTTTGTAGCTAATTCCGCAGTTATACCTTGATAGGTATTTATTAATGCTGAGGCAGCGGCAGCAGCTTTACCTACTTTAGAATTTTCCCCTAAAGCAGCCGTAATTCCCCCAAGGGTTTTTTTAGCCATCTCTAATTTTGCATCATTGGCTGCATCTTCTGCTTCTGCAATTCTATTATTGTAATTTTGTTCAATATTAAATAAATCATCTTTTGACGCTCCTAAAGCAACGGCTTTTGCTTTGGCAGCAGCTTTTGCTTCTTCTAAATCAATTTCTTTTTGTTCTGTCTCTTTCACTAGAAAAGCAGCTAGTTTTTCATCTTCAATTACTTTTGCTTCGTCTTCAATTATCTTTTTCTTTTCTTTAAAAGAAGCCTCAATGTCTAGTAACATTTGTTGTTCTGTTTCCTTATCTAGTTTTAAGTTTTCTAAGTCTATTTTTCTTTGCTCTCTTTCTGCCTCAATACCTGCAAATTTATTTTCCTTATCTTTAATAATTAACGATTCTTTAAAAAGTCTTAAATTTTCAATAGCTTCTAATTCTTCATCGTTTATTTGTTTAATTCGTGCAGCCTCTTCTCTTCTTACCGTTACCAACTGACTAGAAACAGATTTGGCTTTTGTCAACCTCGCAGTCTCTAAATTTAATAGTTCGGCCCTTAATTGAAGTTCTGCCTTAATGTCTTTTTTAGCACTATCGCCCTGTGAATTTAAAGCAATTTGTGTTTTAAGTTTTAATTCAGCTAGTGCAATTTCTTTTTGAGTTATCGCTTCTTCAACTGCCCCGGCTTCTTCTAGAAATTTGATTCTTTGTAATGCTGAAAATTCATCTTTTTTAATTGCTTTATCTAAAAGTTCTTGTCTTTTTTTATTAGATATCGCCCTATCTAAAATTAACTCATTTTCAATTTTGTGTGCTTTTTTCTTATCTGCTGCAATTTGTAATGCTACTTTTGCTTCAGCAGTAATTTCTGTCACAAGGTCTTTAGTTGCTTTCACTAATGCTTTAGTTAAAATAACTGCCGGGTTTAAAGCTTCATTTAATCCGACAATTCCTTTTCCTGCATCTTCTAATGCCCCTGAAACATCGCCTTTAAATAACTTTGAAATTGCGTTACCTAAAAAGCCAATACTTTCAACAACGGCATCTACTTTGTCCATTACAAATTCCTTAATACTCTTTCCGAAATTCTTTAAAGTTTCAATAGGATTTAGAAAAACATCTATAAGAAAACGGCCAAGTAAAGCAAGTCTGTCTGTAAAAACAGAAACAACTGCCCCGACAACCTCCATAACTGCGGCCCACTTTTTTTGACCCGCTTCTGAACTTGTAAATGCTGCATACAAGGAAGCCATAATAACAACTAATGCACCTAGCCCGGTAGAAATTATTGCAAGTTTCATTGTTTTGAAACCTTTAGTTGC